GATTATTCTGTGGATTATATTAAGAATGATATCAATAATAGGACATTCAATATTACGAAATATGATCAAGGCGGTATAGTATCTATAAACACACTACCTACTGTTAATGCAAAGAAAGGTTTAATAGTTAAAGACACGCTGACATTTGTTGATGATGGTTTCACTGACGAACAAAGACATTTCGTTTCTATCAAATACAATAAAGATGATATCTATCCTATAAATTACACTCTAAACCTTCCCAATAAGTTTCCCGCAGTAAAAGACAAATTGATTGTAAAATCAACAAATTCAGAGAATGAGATTGACACAGAATGGGTGTTTGATCCTATACAAATAAATGAAGGAACAAATGCTGGTAATAAGTATCATCTATATCTACCTTATGGCGAATATCCAGATAAGAGCGATATAATCGTTGTAGATACAATTGATGAATCTAATAGCAATATCCAATTAAAATGGATCAAGAACCATTTAGATATATCCACACCCATTGACTATAAAGTGAAATTACCTGCAAACCCTCCCAGTAATGATCAAAAAGTTATTCAAGTCAGTAACGTGCTTAATACCAATGGGATCATTGAAATGGAATGGGTAAATCAAGATGTATCTATATTTCAGGACAAGGATATATTTATGGGTGATAGCAGTATGGTTGTTCCTATATATAGCAATATGACTACAACAGAAACGAACGATCCAAAGATAACCCATATCCAACATCTTTTTGTAGGGGATCCACAAGGTGATAGACAAAATTTATACAACAAAGTTGTGAATGGATATGATATAGTTGCTGCCACCAAAATATATGCTGTCAGTGATATAACAACCGATTCTGATCTCAAATATAAAGACGATCTTAGAAAAATAGAAAACGCTAGTGATATTATAAACAAACTAAATGGATACACATTCACACGTAATGACGCAAAAGAATATGGCGATAGGCGATTTACAGGATTGATCGCACAAGAGGTAGAAGCAGTTTTACCAGAAGCAATCTTAAAGAAACACGACGGAGCTTTAAGGGTTATGTATGGGAACCTTGCTGGTATTTTTGTAGAAGCCATTAAGGAATGTAGAAAAGACATTGAAGAATTGAAGAGAGAGGTTATTAAATTAAGACTATCACAATAATGACACAAACTCAGCAACACCACCAATATAGATACCATCATTGAATATTACTGGATAACTAGTAAAATTGAAATTATTTTTAAGATGGAGAATATCATCTTGATCACAATCCTCCATCATTATTTTAGTATATTCCATATCTCTATCAAATAGTTCATCTTGAACAACATCACACTGAACACAGTTATTCTTACCAATAATATACCATCCTTTTGTGCTCTTGATCGTATCCAATAAAAACATTTTATTTATATAGATATTGTTTTCTTTTCTATCAATTTGTTATGTTTAGATGTTCTTTGATCTCTTTAATGCCCTCAATCAACAAACCGATCATGTTCCCATAATTGATCGTTTTATATCTCTCCATCCCCCCTGCAACATCATTTACCACCTCTGGTAGAACCATTGCCACATCCTGTGCAATTAATCCTGTCTCTTCTCGGTTTGTCATAATATTATGGTAATATACACCAGTTAATTTCTCTATTTTTTCAAGAGCACCCTTAATAGGAACAATATTAGTCTTTACGCGTCTATCAGACAACTGATTAATACCACCAAATACATCTATATCTTTATTAGCAACTATTTTGTTTTTAAACGTAGTTTCTCCAGTTACTTTGTTAACTATTGTATCATCATCTATATTTATTGAACTCTGTAAGAATAAATTGTTTTCATCGTGAGATAGTGTAATCTGACCATTCACATACTTTATTGATAATCCTATATTGTCTGATGTATCTTTAAGGATGTTTATAGATCCATTTGAAAAACTGTATGTGTGATTACTCGTTTTGATAGACACATTCGTACTGTCGCACAATACTGATGTCATATTGTTTTGTTCTCTAATCTCACTCGCAAAGTTAGTGTTATTGATCTTATCAATGATATCCTGATATTCTGTGAATGGTCTTCCAGCTACAATAATGTCTTTTGCTTCTAGATTTCCACGGATATAGAGGTCTCCTTCACCTGTCAGGTTAAGAACATTGTTATAGTATATATCCTCCTTCTCAGCATATACACTAAGAGTTCCTTCAACACTATTGAAAGAATGCCGAAATACATCATTTGTTATTTCATTTATAGTCTCCATTGTTATATGTGTCTTAGTGTAATCAATATACTTCGCAATAACCTCCATTGTATCATCAATAGTATTAGGGTATATTTCATAACTTACATTGATTTTGCGTGTATGTGGAAACCACTCATCATTATTTAGTTTAAATTCTATCATTAATTCAGGCATAGGGATCACATATCCCTGATCTTTTAATGGTATTTCATATGTTCTGTTTTCAAGTGTGATAGATCCATCCTTCGTATCTAGTGCGTTGTTGCTAGTGAGACCATCAATAGTTATCAATTTAGTATTGATTGATTGTGTTAATTCTCCTGAAATATTAACAATCGGTTTCAAAATGAGACTTTCATGGATGAGCAGTCGTCTTCTAATGGTGGTAATACGGACATTTTGTTGATCATCATACACATTGTATTCTTGATCTAATTCTCCTTTATATAGATAATGTTTGAGAGGTTCCAATAGATAATAGACACCTTCTTCTTCAACTTGTGTAGTGTATAACTTGTAATCTACGGTGTATTCTTTGATAGTATTTGTGTCATCATTGTAATATACAATATTGCTAGATACATTGTATTTTAGTTCAGGACTGTCTTCAGCAAGGTTGGGAAAATTAATAACAGTGTGGATATTAGAGTAAGGTTCATTTAATCCATCAAGATGAGTATCAAATCTTGTTAATTCTACTGATTCTGTATTTAGTGTATATCCTATTGTGTATTTAGCGGTATTGTCGTTGTGAGAATTCTGTTTCTTATATTCATCGTGGATATCAATATTAATTACATTGCTTACTTGTGCGTCCCCTGTAATCTCAAAAGACAGTTTATCTCTTCTAAATGTAATGCCCTTATTGTTATCGATATTAAATATGTGTTCTTCACTCGATTCAATAGGTTCATCACTTGTTTTTAGGTATATATTTCCTTTATTGGCTAGATTCGTGTAATGATGTTGTGTATAGTTGTAATTTGTGTAATCAATAGAGACAACGTTTGTTTTAGGATCGTGTGAAATGTGTTGTTCTGGTGAGAATGATATATTGCTAAGATCAATAATTTCAGTTGTGTTTGTTGTAAATGTATCCATCTGTTCATTGTTGTAGTTCCTTAGAAGAACACAACCCTGTATGCTATTACCACCCTCATTATTTATCTCCATTGCATAGTTGTCGCGATATTGATTTTGCGTGTGTGATGATCTTTTGTGGATCCTAAGTGTGTTAGAAGAAGAATATATAGGTGTGTAGTCTTCGTTGTTAATACTGAAATCATTACGGGAGCTTCTTAATGTCCAGATGCTATCTTGATCCCTCATACAAAACTTTACATAGTCTGTTGTGGGATTGTCTAACAACAAACTAGTTTTATCCGAGCTTGATGAGTTGTTAAAGATGTGGATGAGTGTATCCTCTAAGTCATTAAGAGCAGGTGCAACACCATAGCCAATTGTATAAGACAAATCTTGAGCACTTTTCTTTGTTGCTCTCCATATATCATTGTTATCTAGAATGAATGATACCTCCTCTAAACTTTGTGAAGGAACCTTCTCTTTTAATAAGATGTCAAACTTGTATTTTTCATTCCATGGCTTATTGTCATTATAGTTAACTGTCCCTTTCTGGTATTGTATCCCAAGACTTAACCTCGATTCTGCTTCACCTGTGCTGTTAGGAATAGACTTCAAAGACAAGTTCGGTTTGTTTAATCCTGTGTTGAAAATAGTTACCATGCCATCTGTATGTGTAGTATCTAGACTAATCTTATTGAGATGTTGTAATATTTGTCCAGAAATTATGTTTCTATTCTCACCTCCCAGATATCCAAAATATATGGAACTTTGCTGATCTACTAAGGAAACAATCTTTGTGCCCTGTAAAAATATATCATTATCTCTCATTGCCAGTGTATCCACACCATCAACAACAGTGGAACTGTTATCAGTATTTTCTCCTCCTGATGTTAGAGTGCTAATGTTGATGGCGTTAGATGTCAGTTCAATTCCGTTGATCCGGATGGTTTTTCCATCACCATTGATATTGATATCTCCACCATTGATAGTTAGGTCTCCACCATCAATTTGTAAAGATCCATTGACATATGTTTTATCGTCTGTTTCCGAATTAATAAAGAATTTGTTATAACCGAACGATGGATCTTTCTCAGCTTTTATAAACTCACTCTCATTACCGCTAATATCCATATTGCCTATTCTAAAAGAATTGTCAATGTGTTTATTATACATATACCAGCGATCTAGGGGGTTCCTAGGATTTCTACATATATCAATACCTGAATACCTTGAATTATTCTCAAAATACTCAGGAGATTGTAGTATTCTTATGACACTGTTATTCGTTGCCGATCTTCCATTCGCGTTTCTTACAATCAACGCGGTGTTATCTAGTGTATCTTGTAGAAGGGTATCAGCCCCATAACCTAGTGATATATTGCCATCCTTGTTGTATAGGCGTGATCCTGATAAAACATCTACTGTCTTGAACCCTATCACTCTCTCATCGCCTTCATATATACCACCCAATACCTTAAGAGATCCTCTTACATCTATTCTCTGGTTATTAAATACAATAGGTTTAGATTGTTCAGTAAGGATCAACCCCCCTATCTCATTCTCCACAAAATCTATTACTCTCCGTGATCCCCCACTATAATACCTAAAGATATCACCTGATACAGAAAGATCGCCATTCACATCAAGTGTATGTTCTGGGAGGGTCTTGTTGATACCTACTAGATTTCTCTTACCTGATAGATCTCTCTTCATTACAAGACTAGGAATAACATCTCTAAAACCTCTAAATGGTGTGGGCTCACGTGATGGATAGAACGCTATACTGTTGTTGTTGTTGGTGGAGAAGCATAGATTGTTCTCGGTGTGTCCGATAAGTGCTTCTAGGTTCATTGAACGAAGTTTTATTTCAGGTGTTGTATCATCACCCTTATCAACTGTAAGGTAGTTTCCATCGTAGATGTTGTCATTATTAATACCCACACCTACTCTACCAGAAACAATAAGGTTAGATCCGTCTGTGTTGATGCTATTGGGTGTGGCATATTTCAGTATGTTGCCTGATCTTGTCTTGTCGGTTTCTGTGAGTATTTTGAGAGCGATATATGGTATATTTGAAGCTTCTATATTAGCATTGTCTTGTAGGAAATCTATGATTCCATTTGTTCCATTATTCGATAGATGTTCAGAAATAGCCTCGGCAACTTCAAGATCATTACCGATATCTTTCAAAATATTGCTGTATATTCTGTCTGGATCGGTATCAACTTCATATACATCTATATCCATAACATTAAGGTTGATGCCATCTTTTTGTAAAGAACCTTTTACATTCATTGAACCAGTCTCAAGAGTATTCTGTACAACCATCCCTGCCTTGAATGAGGCATCCATAAACACCTCCATTATATCATCTTCATTTGTATCATTGTCTCCCACTTGAAGATTGCTATGGATCACCACAGCCCCATCAAAGTGAGTGCTGTGAGAAACATTGAGGTCTTTGATCAGCACGTTTGATCGAAATTCAAAGTTCCCATCTGCGAAACTCCCAGGGTATATTTGGGTAGGTTCAAGTGTAAAACCTATCTTCTTTATATATACATCATCAAGGTGAAGAATATTACAAGTTTCTTTCTCGCGTATATAAAGATCTTTTAGATACGCAGTTGCATCTACTGCTAACCGAAGATCTTCAACATCATCATCGCGAATGCTATCACCATTCTGTAACCCTATACATACGACATCATTCACATCAATAGACATAGATGGAAGATCACTGCGATCTTCGGCATATTTCGGATACTGTGATGCGTAGTCTATCTCGTTGTTATACAGAAGATTTATAGATTGTTTTTCTTTGCTTACAAAAAACTCTAGCGATTTGCCTTTATTTGTGTATATGATCGCAGGAGATGTCTCGCTACTCCCCACCATACCCATCAACATTTCCGATCCTTGTTGCTGAGATTGTATAGATAATTGTAGTCTTTCTACTTTGTTCCCTGCACTGTCTCTACATATGCTCAAAGAATGAGTGTTATATTCGGATTTTCCGGAGGGCCCTATTGTGAGATAATGCGGAAATGAATAATTCTTGCCGTTTAAATCAAAAGGTATATCCGTTGTAGGAAAAATAGGAATATCTCGATTGTTTATTAGGTCGATGATCTTAAAGGTATTATCATCTGTTATAGGTGTTCCGTATATCTGTAAGTTGCTTGTGAAGATAGTTCCGGTACATACAATGTTGTTCTTCACTAGCAATCCTTTATCACTCATACTGTTTTGATAGTCATCCCGAGTAGCATCTATTGCTAATCCATTCTTTCCTCCAATGACGCTGAATGTTCCGGGTGAATACTCATTGAGCATAAGCAATTCATGTTCTCTTTCGTCTATATTAGTGGGATCTAACGGGTTTATAGTGATGTGTTGAATGTCAATATTTTCAATAGGTATAACATCATTATTGAGGATGTTGATATCACTCATCTCTTACTTACTCTATATAATTTGATTATGAATTATTGTTTATGATTGCGATACCATACACTTATTCAATTACTTACTAATATCCGCGATTTTTTGTTCTAGTATATCTATTCTATCTAAAAGTAGTTTTATAACATTGTTATTAGATATGTCTAGTTGATCTATTACAACCCTTTTATCGCCTTTATTTACTTCTATACGATCATTATACTCCTTAAAACACCCACCTATATTAATAATTGCCGGATCAACTGGATCATAAGAGATATCGTTCCCGATCAACACAGGATTTTTTTGAAAATAGGATGAAATATTTGTGAAATCACTTGAAGTGTTAATCTCTATATCTCTCATAATGTTGTTCCCTATGGATATTATGTTTTTAGCAGTAGAACCACTGAAACAATTGTTCCCTATGATAATTGATTCATGAACACCTATGTCATACTCACTACCTTCCTGATCATCTAGATTGATACCAATGTTATTACCTAATATGATACTATTGTTGCCGAATGTATCGAAGTCTTTACCGATACATATGTTGTTCCTTCCAGATGTTCTAATATTCTTACCTATTCCTAGATTGTGTGAAGCGGTGTCATCAATAGATGTGTCAAGTGTAAGTGATGATATTTCTAGAGTTAAGGTATAATTGACTAGATCAGGTGATATGTTGATAAGGTTTTTGTTTAAATCATAGTGTATAGTTGCTTGTTGAAATGTGGTTTCTCTATCTATTCTATATACAATTACTCCACCCACCCCACCTTTCCCACCCATATCCAAAATAACTAAACCACTTGAAGTAATTTGAACCCTATACAATCTCCCATAAACAAAATTATGTATTGTATTATTGATAATTATCTCTTGATCATCTAGAAATATCTTATATTCAAATTTATCTTCTGGAATAGGTATATTATTGAATAATGATCTTATCACTAGATCATGAGTAAGTATAAAATCACTGGACACAACTCCATCATTTAAACGATAAACAATCTCATTAATCTCACTTTGATCAACAATATCCCTAATAAACACAAAACGATCCTTTAACACTTTATGATTTACACGAAAACCACTTTGATGATACGGTTGTCCAACTGAAAGTTGATACTCAGTATCTCCTACATTACTTAGTCCTACATATACATCTTTTATCTCCACAGTATTTAGATAAATCGGGTCAGGTGATGTAATAGATATCTTTTCCGTTGCTCCATCCATACCACTATAAACATATTGATCATTTACAACCACTCTAAAAGTGTTCTGTATTGTAATATGAAACTCTATCGTGTTTTCTTCTATGTAATCATATTGATCATTTGTGATAGCTAGCTTTAAGGTATCATTCACATTCCTTATATTACTGTAAAAGCTACCATCCACATAACCACATTCACCACCCTCTATTAAAGATATGCGATATTCATTATTGTTTGTTTCTATATAATCACTTAGATCAATTGAATTGAAAGGATATATTGTTATATCAATTGTTTTAGGTGATAATATCTCTATCTGTTTTCTAAGAGGAGGGAGCTTATTATATATGTAATGAGTGATAAGATTAGGATATATATTCGGTGCGTTTCTGTGTTTAATTGTGATAAGTGAGTTATTATCATTTACCATATCCTCTACAAGTTCATAATTATCATCTGTAAATGTAGAAGGCAATGGCATTGTAAGATCACGATAAATATATGTTTTGATCAATAAGGTAATCTTTCTTGAAATCAATTGATTGTCTTTATCAACAATCCGAATGGTTGCTTTGGAATGCGATAGACCACTAAACACTAGTCTTGAAATATCACCCACTGAAAATAGATTTCCTAGATTGAAATAGCCATCTTTAGATGGTTCTTCAACATAGATAATTGTATTTTCTGGTAGATTAAGATCATTTCTAGTGAAGTATTCGTTCTTGTCTATACCTATAAATGTAATTGTGTATTCATCTTGAATATTAGGATCATTATTTGGCGAATATTTATAAACCTTCACTACATTTCCATTCATATTGAATGTTCCTACCTTCCCACTACTACCATACACAAACCTTAATCGATAAAGATGAAGATCACTACTATTTAGACTTAATGCTGTTACGGGTATTACATTGTTTGTGGATGATCTAATAAATTGTAGATTTTGAAGTGAGTGTATATTGTAATACATCATATTGAAGTGACCTTGAATGATTTTAATATTGTCTTCACTCACAAATATTTCTTCAAGTGGTTTAAGATGCGAATATCCATTTCTCTTAATTGATATAGTGTGTTTAGGATTATTTCTAGTAGTACCATATATTTCTAGAGATAGTGTTAGTTTATCTGTTTCTTCTAAGAAATACTCTGGATACTCAACAATACTAATGATCTCTTCGGTTCCATATACATTAGATAATATATACCCATATTCTGGATGATCAACTACGGAATATTTATAAGGTATTTGAAATCCATCAATGTATAACAGGGATAAGTCAATAGAATTGGCATACTCTTTTGGTCCATTTATAAAGTTAGGTATGTATATATCATAAAGGTTAAGGATATTAATAGGAAGGGTGTTAACTATCGTGTGTAGGCTTACTGATAGTTTTTGAGGATCTATTATTCTTTCTTCAATAGTGTATTCGTTAATTGTTGAAGATACACTGTTTGTAGTTGACAACTTTTGTGGTGGATATAATATATTATAGGGAGTATGGATCAGGTTTCTCTGCTGAGGTGTTGCGATTATATCTAGATTAATACGATTTATAGCATTATTTCGGATAATTTCATCGAAACTTATTAACGGATCCGTTATGATCCCTCTATTGATCAATGAAATATTAGATCCAATCGCAATGTTGTTCTGCGTATCACCTTTTAGATCATTACCAATAACAACAGATTTTGTAGTGGCTAAACAGTTGTTTCCTAAGACAACAGAATTTTCTGTTTGATCATCAAAAATATTGCTGTTTCCAATGGTAATGTTCTTATATGCTGCTAAAACTCGTGATGATACATTGTGATTACCTATAACAATATTGCTGTAAGAGTTAGTAATATCACTTACATTACCGACACCATACACGACGTTATAATTTCCTTCATTTATACCATTTCCAGTATTCGCACCAAATATAGTATTAAATGATCCAGATGATATCTTGTTCCCTGCGTTATAACCACAAACCGTGTTAAAAGATCCATCAACTACATTTATACCTGATACAGAACCTAAAAATGTGTTAAAAGATCCATTTTTAGTAGAAATACCCGTGTAGGCACCTATAAACACACAATGGGAATTGTTTAAGCTGTTAAAAGCACTGTTGGTTCCTATAAACACATTGCTTTCACCAGAAGCGAGTGATCCAGCGTTTTGTCCTATCTTCACAGTCTGGAAAGATTTAGTTGATACATCACCTGAGATAGATGAGGTGTTGTTTAAAAAATTAGGAGCATACTCTAATACCTTAGAGTTCATCTTTATTTACTTACTTACAAGTATTATCACTTTTTCTTTGTCGGTTTCACGCTCTTAGGTTTCTTTTGGGTAGTTGTTGTTTTCTTTTTCTTAGCACCACCAGATGCAAAAGAGGAACCTACAAAATCTAAAGAAGATTGTGAAGGGATTTTAGGATCAAACGGTTTAACTTCCCATCCACTGTATCTTGGATCACCACCTTTTGGCATATTTTATTATTTATGTAACAAAATTATTTCCCATTACCCCATATTCTGGCATATGATAACCTCTCTTTTTCAATACAATAGCTAAACTCTTAATCATATCTACTGACATTTCGTGGATATAAAAAGTATCTTTATTGTATTTCTTTAACAGTTTTGGTGGTAATATATTCTGGATACTGTAAATAATATCCATCAGTGTGTTTTGTTTGTCTAAGAAAATTGTAAAAAGTCTCTTTTGTGTATGTTCATCTTTCATAGTAAGTATCTTTGTTTTTAGTCTTATGATATCGTCAATAGATTGATTAATTGTATGATATCTATCTTCATCATACTTACGTATGTAATTGAAATATGATGATGAAAGTGATGAAGGTGATGATGAAGGTGATGAAGGTGATGAAGGTGATGATGAATGTGACCGCTTATTTTCTACTGTTGTATTTGTGTAAATGATCATTATTGATAAAAGTATCAAAATGATCACAATAATACTTATTAAGTATTGCTGATTAATACTTCTAAGAATATAAAATATTATGCTCAATAAAATAGCAATAAAAGATATAGTATGAATATTCATTATGAACATATCTATATCTGCCTTACTCTTATATACTCTTATCTAACTAAAAACATCTAAAAAGTATAAAAGAACAGATAACATCAATACAAGAATACCTAAGTGTATTCTTCTTTCTGGTTTTAAGAAGTGTTTAAAGTCTTTTTTATCATATAGATCATCTACAATATCTTCTATATAGTTTATGAATGTCATTCTGTTTATCTATTTATCTACACAGAAATCTTTCTAAACAGTTTTAGTGTCGTGAACGCTATCATAGTGTGATATCATAGCAATTCTACAACATTTACGAATTAAACCTAATGAATTAAGTATTTCTTCTGGTGTTTTTTCTTGTTTTTTTTTTGGATCCTTTTGTTCTTCTACATATTTACGCCATATATCCACTTTATTACTTAAAACTTTATTACAACTGAAACAACGAATTGGGATGATCATAATTTTATTATATTGTTAGTTAAAATGTTATATCATTTTTTCTGCTTGTAAGATAAAATGGACAATAATCAAATTATTAGAAGTATTACATCTTTGAATGACAAATTTAAAAAATTGCGTGAAGAATTAACTGGTGGTAGTCTTGACATTCCTGCTGGAACAATTGACCCTAAGATTGTAGCACAATTGAAAAAGATTAATGATATTGAAACAAACTTAAAAAATAACTTTAATCTTTTTAATGAAAAAATTGATAATTCGAATAAAGAGATTGATGGTTTAAAGAATGAAGTAAAAAAGATTCCTACTGCAACAACTTCACCTTCATCCTCAAATACTCCTGTCAATGTTGATAACAACCTTATTAAACAATTAAAGAGTGATATTGATAATCTTAAAAAGACTAAGGGAGATCAAAAGTCTCTTGACGATATTAAGAGATCCTTAAAGATTACTAAACCTGCTGGTGGTGATGTAAATGATGATATCAACAATCTAAAAAAAGAAATCCAGAATATTAAGAATACTTCGGTGAATAAAGGTGATCTAGACAATCTAAAAAAAACAATACAGCAAACACCTGCTCCTAAATCAGCACCAGCACCTACTCCTCCTTCTGATCCAACTAATTTAGCAGAGGTTGAGGATCTTATCAAGGCTAACTTCAAAATTACTAACGAAAAGTTTGAAGAAGTGAATAAGGCGGTTGTTGAGCTTAATAAGAACCTTGATAAGTTTAATGAGATTGAATCAAAGGTTAATAACTTTGTGAAACAGATTGATGAACTCAAAAAGGCAGCAGCACCACCAACTCCGGTTGATCTA